CTAGTAGACATTTCTTCTACTTCTGCTTCTTTTACAGGTTTTACTCTATCACTAAGGAATCTTTTAACAGTACTACCATCAAACCTAACAAGTGTTTTATCTCCTTCTACTTTTTCAACTGAACCCGTACCAAACATTTTACCATCTTTATCATAAACATGCACTAAATCTAAATGGTCATTAATACCTTCATTAGTTGGGGCTACTTTTTTATATTCATCTGGGTAGTTTTTTCTGATATGGGTTCTATATTGATTAAATAATTTGTTTGCATCATCAGATAAAGCATCAATTATTTGATCATCAGTTTTTTGGGCTAGTTTTTTTAAAGATTGTCTTAATTCTTGGAATTCTTTAAATGTAGAATCAAAAGCAGGAACATATTCAACTTTCCAAGCTACTGATCCTGTTTCAGGATCAATATCTCTAATGGTTGTTTTTACACCTCCTTTGATATTAACATCTCCTACATTAAAAGGTTCTTCTTTAAGTTTATATTTGAACGCCATTTACTGATTTAATTTCGTTGACTAATTCATAATATTGTAAAAGATCAACTAAATTCTCGCTATCAATTTTAGTTGATTTATCTACTTCATTTAGCAACTTAGATATTTCTACTACCTTTACTTTAGTAGCTTTATCTTTAATATTTTCAGATTCTTCTATTAAAGTATTTTTTAATTCTCTAACTTTAGAATTATAAAAATCTCTTAAACCAGGGGTTGAATCTACAGAATTAATATATTCTTTAAGTACTTCTTTTTGTTCTTTACTTAATACATCGTATTTGTTATTGAACTTTTCAAGAAGTATTTTATAAGTCAAAATTCTAGTATCTTTATCATAAGATTTAAATTCTTCTAATACTATATCTTTTTGACTTGGTGAAATCTCTTTTTTAGTTAAATGTTCAAATAAAGTAATTTTATTATTAATTAATTGATCAGTATTAACTTCTTCACCTAAGTTTTGACCCTCAATTAAAGTATATAAAGCTGCTAGTTCTTTATAATTTTTAATTTGGGCACCAAAGAAAACATCTAAGTCATAATGATTTTTAATTTCATTAATTAGATTATATTTTTGTTTCTTTAAAGAAGTTCTATTAAAAGATTTAGAACTTTCTAGAATAGTTGTAATTGTAATATTGGCTTTACTTTCACTTAAAACTTTAGATTTTAAAACTGACTCATATAACTTGTATTCACGACCTAAGGAAGTTTTTACAAAGTACTTCTTTAATAAATCAATAGCCGGAGAGTCACCCCCTTTAAGGGTGTCGGCTGTTATCTGTCGTACAAGTAGCTCGAAGAGAACACCAGTATTCTTATATTTAGAGTGCTTTATTTTCATCAAAAAATATATTTATTTATAAATATTAACCTTTTAGTTGAGATTCATCTAGAAGTGTAGTATCGTCCTTATCTTGCTCAAAAACTAATTGTTTTTTATTCATTTTTTTGAATAATTCTTTGTTTCTTAAGAAAGTTACTTTAGGACTTTCAAACTCAGATAAACTTGGTCTTCCGTCACCATCATTTTTATCTGTGTCTTTCATTCTTTTTACTCCTAATGGATCTTTACCAAAATTATTTTCTTGTTTTCCTCTAGTGATTATAGAATCTTGTGGTCTTCCTAATTTAGGATCATCAGCAGCATATTTTTCAGGTTCAGGTACATTACCTGGATCTGAATACATTCTACCTTTACCATATAATGAAGCTAAATCATGAGGTGTGCCATAAGATTTACCAGATTCCACGGGGTCATTACCTTCGGCTTCAATTTGAGCTAATCTAAATTTACGTTTAGCGTCTTCTCTTACTAAATCTCTATATTCCTCATATTGGTCTTCACTAAAGTGATAAACATTATGATAAATCCAATCTGAAGGTACTAATCCTTGTTCTAATAAAGTACCAGCTAATTCAGATTTTGATTTTAATAATTCAACTCTTTCTTGATCATATATAATTGATGGAGTAGTCATTGACAATTCAAAATTAGTCAATGTTTCATTAGTATAACCTTGAGTGTATAAATGTACTAATGCAATTTTATTTAATTCTGAAAGTAATATTCTTTGGATTCTATCAATTGTACGAGCAAATCTAATATCTTCAGCAGCTAGTGTAGCTTTACCTTCTGTATTTTCATCATACCCCATAAATGCTTTAGGGATTTTGAGTGCTGCAAATAATTTTTCTCTTAAATATTCTACATCAGCAATACCATCATATGCTAAACCTGGTGTAGTATCTATTTTAGTAGCGCTATCATTACCTCTAACTGGTATATAGAAATCTTCAAGCATGTTTTGCATATTATATTTTAAATTGTACTCACCTGTTTTTTCATCCATGAATGGGGTACGTTTCATAGTTGAAATAGTTTTTTGCATAAACTGCTCTACTTCATTTGGTGGGATAGCACCTACATTTACATAAAATACTCTTTTTTCTGGGGCGCGTGCGATTCTATGAATTAACATAGCATCCTCCATTAATGTATATTGTTTAAATAATTTTCTGGCGGGTTCAATGTATGCTCTACCATATGGAAGATAATTTACATCACCTACCATTCTAAAGTGAGCCATTTCGTAGTTGTCATAAATAATAGAACCTTTATCATCAGGACCTGCACCTAATTGTTGTCCAGGTACATTATAATAACCATAAGAACTACCAGCAAACCCATCAGGATTCCATTTATATTTTACTTCAGCAGGATTATCGGGGTTTGATCCTTCTATTCTTTCAATATGATACGCAGTATAAGGTATTACATTATAAACACCAAATTTTTCAGCAATTTCTAATTTTAAGAAAAAATCACCATACTTACACATTTGTCTAACCCACATCCATAAGTTAAATTCTATATTTAAAACATCATAAAATAAATTATATAGTATTTTTTGTATGTCTTCATTTGAGCTTCTAATTTGAATTACCTCACCCATATCATTTTTAAGGGTAGATTCATCAGCAATGATGTCTAGTGCAGAAGCAATAATTGCATCTTGATCCATTACATCATATTCTGAATATAGTTGGGTTCTTAAATATTGATAATTTAAGTTAAATTGTGCCCCATATAATGAGGTGGGCATTGTAGAATAAACTCTATTAAATCTATCTATTAATGCATTGGTTTCATATTCACCACTTGATTGAATATGTCCCGAATCTATAGTTTTAACTTGATTACCTCCTACATTACGAATAACTACGTCTGTTGAAAATAATCTCCTTAATCGTGAAAAAATACTAGTATCAGCCATTATTTATATATAATTATAATTATAAATATTACTTCAAGAGCCAACTAATATCTTCCTTGCCATAATCTGTTTTGATACTCCAAGGGTTATTATATTGATTAACTTGGCTACCATAACTTCCCATATAAGGGGTTCTATTAACTGACATATTATTTAATGCTTGTTTTGTAATATCTATTCCTCTTTGTCTATATTTAAGCGCAGTATCTCTAATATACATTGCAATACCAAAAGACATAACTAAATCATCATTATATCCACTTTGTGCTTCTGGTCTTCCATTACGCCAAATAAATGTTTTCATTTCTTCTAACAATCTTTTAGATTGAAATGTTACTCCCTTGTCACTTAAATATTCTTGAAATTTACCTATTACCATCGGTCTTGTTCTTGATGACATAGTAAATCCAGGAACCATTTTAGAATGATCTTGGTATTTATCAAAATACGAATCTACATTTGGGGAGTCACTCTTTTGTGAATAATAAAGGTTAGGGTATGCTCTATCTATTGCGACTTGTATAGTTGCCCAACCAATATTAGCGTTTTCAATTACTAGTAAAGCTTCATTATATTCTGCAGCTATACCTACTAATAAATGCCCATATTCTTTTGTACCTAATTGCCCTTTATATTCTGCTACTTGTACATTACTTTCTACATCTATAACATGAAATGCAGAATAATCTTTTCCATCACCCCTAGATACATCAGCTACTACAACATAACTCCTTGTATAATCAGGTGATTCCCAAACCCATAAATTTTGATCCACTCCTCTTCTTTCCATTGGATCTTTTATATAGGTTTTTTCATAATATTCTATATATTCAGGATAAAAAACAATATCACCAGAAGTACTAAAATCACAGTCACATTCTTGAGCTGCCATTCTAGGATCACCTAGTAGTTCATCTTGTCTATCTCTCCAAGTTTGATCTCGTTCTGGGTGGACATACCAAGGTAATTTAATGGGTAAAAATTCATTTTCTGCTGCTTCTGCTCTTGTCCATGTTTGATGGAACCAGTTTCCAGTACCATAAGGAGTACTTAATGCTATACAACCACCACCAGTTGCTAATGTTTGTTGAGCTGAGGCCCATATCTCACCAATATTATCAATGAAAGCAGCCTCATCAATTAATAGCAAAGATACTGCTTCTGATCTACCTGCATCTGAACTTGCTGAAGTGGCTTTAATTTGTGACCCATTCTGGAGTCGAAGGTTTAATTTGTTATTTTCAGCTGCATCAATTTTAAGCCATGAAGGTAAATTTTCGTACATAAATTTTACCTTTGTAACCATGTTTTTAGCAGTTTCCTGTTTTGTAGCAATACATAGAATATTTTTGTCTTTATGAAATAACATCATCCATAAAGAATAACCCGCTGATAAAGTAGAAATACCTAATTGTCTAGATTTTAAGATAATCGAATATGGATTATCTCTCATTAAAGTTAATACTTTTTCTTGAAATGGAAATAAATTAAATTGTATACGACCTCTTTGGGGGTGTTGTATATAACAATACTTACGCATAAAGTGGACTGGGTCCTTTGCGCATTTTAAATATTCGCTTTTTATTACCTTTTTTAAATCAGACATTCTATTTAGTTAATACTAAAACCCCTACTACAGCTAGTATACCCGCTCCACTAAACATTTTAGTTTTTAATTTCTGTTTTTTTAAATCGGTTTGTAACTTAGCTTGTAATTCTTTAGATAATGCTAACTGTCTAGCTTGTTCTTTAATTATACCGTCAGAATTATTAAGTTGTTGTTTTAGGTTTAAAACTAAATCACTTTGTGTTAAAAGTTTATTGTTTGTTTCAGTTAACACTAGTTGCATAGTTTCTACTTCAGTACTTACTCCATCAAATTTAATAAGATCTTTAATTACTAACCTAGCAATAGGTTTAGTTAATTGAATCTTGGTGCTGTCCTTCAAGGATGTGTTTGTAACGTTCTGCGAAAAAACGTTCAAGCTCATCATCACCAAAGAAGTCAACAGCATCAACTTTTTGTTTAGTTTCATTTTTAATAACATTTATTCTTGAATTAAGTTTAATAATTTTAATATCATAATCAGCTATTTTATCTTCTAATAA